AACATCTGGCAAGGCTGGGACGGAAGTCACTGTCGTTCTCAAAATCGGTGGAGCTGCATGACAAAGTCATTGGGCATTATCTGAACATAAAACACTATCAATAAGTTGGAGTCATTACCGTCAAAACATCATTTTATATGAAATGGAAATGGGGTCTTGAGACCCCTGCTATGTCTGGAATAACTCTGACTAATCAAACCAGTCTAGCGAGCAACTCAGCCCACAAGTTTTAACTCTCTTTTTCCGTTTTCAACAATGCACCCGCTGTCGGCCTTGCTTACGAAGTCAGCCCACCACTGCATCATCGGTCGTCGTTGCTCAAGATAGTCGCTGCGGTTGTAAGCGCGACGTACCTCATTTTTGTCTACATGAGCCAGTGCTGCTTCAATGGCATCAGGCAGAAATCCTTCCTCATTGAGTGCCGTACTAGCGATAGAACGTAAACCGTGTGATACGAGAACGCCTCCTAAACCAGCACGCTTAAGGGCTGCATTCACTGTCTGGCTATTCATTGGCTGTGTAGGCTTAATCCGACTGGGAAAGATAAACTCCCGGCCACCACTGAGTGACTTCATCATTTCCAGAATAGAGAGAGCCTCATTGGATAATGGAACTGTATGGTCCCGGTTCATCTTCATTCGGGCTGCAGGAATTTTCCATTCGTTAACATCAAAATCGATCTCATCCCATCGAGCTTCAGCAGCTTCGGCAGGGCGGGTGATGGTGAGAAGTTGCCACATGAACAGACATCTTGTAGACAAGCTGATACTAGCCGTACGCATAGTCTGCATTAGCTGTGGAAGTTGATCCGGGCGGATGCTTGGCATGTTTTTCTTTTGCGGTTTCTCGAATGCTTTCCCGATGTTTACGCTGGGAACCGCATCAATCAGGCCCGTGTTCTGCGCATAAATCATGACTTCATTAATTCGCTGACAAAGGCGTCGAACTGTCTCTAATGCCCCTCTGGCCTGAACCGGCTGCACTGCTTTAACCAGAGTATGAGCCTTAATCTCAGTGACACTGATATCACCGATTGCTGGGAAAACATCTCTCTCAAGCGAACGCCAGATGTCGTCGGCATAGTCCTCTGTTACGCTGGCTTTCTTCACATTCCACCAACGCTCAGCAACTAACAGGAAAGTGTTGGTTTTGGCCTCTTGAGAATTTCTCATCTGTTCTTTCTGATGTTCCTGAGGATCAATGTCTTTCGCCAACAAAACTCGAGATTCAGCTCTGAGTTTACGTGCATCAGAAAGTGAGACTGCAGGGTAGGCACCGAAGCTCTGTTTGGTTCGCTGCTTGGTCAGAGGGCGATAATAACGGAACTGCCAGAGCTTACTACCACTAGCCTTGATTAGCAGAGTAAGCCCGTCGCCGTCATACAGCTGGTAATCGGCATCTTTAGGTTTGGCGGCTTTGATTTCCGTATCGGTTAACGGCTTAGTTTTTCTTGCCATGGGGAGTCTCCATGCGTTTAGGCCCAACGAAAACAATAGAGCTTTTCGTTGGGCCTATCAATGGGCCTAAAAGGTTCGGATTTAATTAGTTCTCTTCGGACTTCGCGGGACAAATTGAGGGCACAAAAAAGCCCGCAGGGCTTGCGCCGTGCGGGCTCTTAGGACTTCATCGGATGACTCTGGTAATCACCGATGGAGAATTTTGGTGGAGCTGGCGGGAGTTGAACCCGCGTCCGAAATTCCTACATTCTTCTGGACGATTAAGAAAAACAAAGGTTTATCTTCTAAATCAGCTATTTATATGACAATGGTTAACAAGCGTAACCAACGGTTAAAGTGTTCGGTGGACAAAATGTGGATCACATGTCCAAAGCTGACAAGGGATTTTTGGTTACCGCGTCCTCAAGATGTGTGGGCGCAAAGTGAGCGTATATCATTGTCATTTTGATGTCAGAGTGGCCGAGAATGTCTTTCAAAACTAATATATTGCCGCCATTCATCATAAAGTGGCTGGCAAAGGTATGTCGTAGCACATGTGTACACTGACCTTCCGGTAAATCGATTCCGGCTTTTTGTACGACTCGCTCAAAAGTTTTTCTGCATGGAGTAAATAAGCGTCCACGCTTTTTGGGTATTTCATTATAAAGCTTTTCAGAAATGGGTACGGAGCGGACTTTTTTATTTTTCGTATTGCGGTATGTAATTCTATATGGAGTAACCTGAGCGCCTTCGAGATTTTCGGCCTCGCTCCATCGCGCCCCAGTTGCTAAGCATATTTTAGCAACCAATAATACGCTTGAACTATTAGACTCATTGAGATATTCAAGCAATGTCTTGATTTCGGCTGGATATAAAAACGAAACCATTTTTTCATCCACTTTAAAAGTCGGAATGCCAGCCAACGGGTTAGGGTGTTGCCAGTGCCCTAATTTTTTTAGTGTGCCAAATACGGCAGATAAGTTTCGCTGCTCATGGTTGACTGTTTGCGGTTGGATTGGCATACAACGGCCTGTAATATCAGGTATTTCGCCTTTAAGACGCCCCTCGCGATATTCACTAAAATCTGCTGCCGTTATGCTAGAAGCGATGGGATCACCCATCCCCGCACAAATAGCTTTAAGTTTTGACATCATTCGGTTTGAATCAGACAGCGTTCTACCGTAAAGGTCATACCACAAATTAATCAAATCTGATAAGCGTCTATTATCCTGCTTTTCGCCTAGCCACGGCTTATCCTCTAATTCAGCATTAATGAATTTTTCATAGGCCAGTGCTTCACCTTTAGTGACAAATTTCTTTCTTATCCGCTTCCCTTTAACGCCATTAGGGCGCAAGTCGCATAGCCATTCGCCAGAATCAAGCTTTCTAACAGTCATTACTCGGTTACCATATAAATCGCTACAACCTTACCCAGTAAATTCACGTCTGCGACTTCACAGTCTATAGGGTATTTGCCCCAGTCAATTCTGAGCTTGTTACCTGGTAAAAGCGAAACATCCTTAACGCTTTTTGCACCAGAGTATTCAATTAAGAATCGTCCATCCGTGACTTGATAGTCTGCAATATCAACAAAATACTTTGTTTTCACATCTGTAATGATTTGTAGTTCGCCTTTGTAGTCAGGAAGCATGGCCTTATCACAGATGAACGATGCCTGGCGAAGCATATCCCCACCTTCGATTTTATAAGCAGAAACGCGCTTTGTATCACTCGCTACTGGGTCAAATTTGACGCCTTCACCATTAGTCAGCCAGTAAATAGAAGCCCCTGTTTCTAAAGCACAAAGTAAGACTAAATCAGCTGGGAAATTGTCTCTCATTATGCGCGTGCTAAGTGCGCTTGCTGACATGCCCAAGTAATTCGAAAGCTGTAGACGTGATGTGAATCCGTATGCCTCGCAGATGCGCTCTACTGCTTCGCGTGCACCAGTTTTGATGTTGTAGGTTGTCATGTTTGTAGTTCGCAATGGTTGACAAACGACAATATCAGCAATAGTCTTTGCATTGTTTCGTATGTAGACATCTGATTGTGTCGAATGTAGTTAGTTAACAATCGTTGCCACTGGATTACAAAGGTGACAACAAATAGGAGATTTTGCCTTATGCATGTAAGCGCTGCAACAGACAAAGCTAAACGCCCAGTGATGGGTGTAAGCAGTACCAAAGATAACGATGCACGATGGATTCCTCTCAAAACTTTTTGTGAGCGCGTAGGCATTAGCGTTCGCACGGGCCGTTACTGGAGCCAAATCGGACGCATAAGGATTCGACCAAAAGTGAAGCCAAAGGATCATGTGTGGGTTGATTGGTACGCATGGCAAGAAGGCAAGTAATTGTCACGTTTGGTTAACATGCATTGAAGGCTAACAGTTAGGAAACAGTGATTCATGTACGATTATAAAGTTTCTGTACGCAACTACTTAGATGCCGCATGTCGTGATTTTGTGCAGGCTCATAACATCACTGCGGTTGCTAAAGGCGTTGGAATGCACCCCGCAACGCTGCGCCACAAACTTAACCCGGAACAGCCTCACCAATTATCGCTTTCTGAGCTTATAGCGATCACTGACTACACCGAGGATTCCCGGATTCTTGATGGCCTGCTGCGTCAGATTAATTGTCAGCCATCCGTTCCCATCAATAACGCGACGCCAGGAAACATGCAGCTTTGCGCGCTGACCGCTGCGGCCAGCGTGGGGGCGATAGCCGGTGAGGCTGTATCAACTGAGCACATGAGCGCCGCGCGCCGTAACCACATCCTTGATAAAGCACGCGATGCTATCCGCAGCCTTTCGCTGCTTGCTTACACGGTTGAAAACCGTATCCATTCCGCGCCCGTTCTGGCCGCTGCCGTCGATATCGTGACCGGCAGCGCTACCGGCCTGATGTAAGGGGAGCACTATGCGACCTTTCGTTACTTATCTGACCGAGCAGTCACCCAGCCCGCAGCTGAATGCCTTTAGCCACGGCTGGATTGAGCTGCCGAACGGGCAGCGCTGGAACCCGGCGGCCCGTTACAAATTCACGGGTAAAAGCCTGCGCCGCCCACTGTGGCGACGTTTACTGAATATCAAAGGGGGTAAGCGTGGCTGATAACAAAGAATGGCTTGCCCGTATCCGGAGGCAGATTAACCCCAGCCATTCCGCCGCGGCGGATTTTTGGGATTCCTTACAACCTGAATGGCGCGGTGTGGTTCTCCATGCCGCGGCGATTTCCGGCACCTGCGAATTAAAAGCCACCCTGGCGAAATGCAGCTGGAGTGAGCTGTATGCGCGCGTTGGGGTTCGTGGAATGACGCAGATCCGCACCGGCATACAGCTGGCGCGTAACACCTTTGGCGGCTTTGGCTCACTACGCCGTGATGATTTTTTGCCACGCACCGCTAACCGTCAGGAAAAGCCGTGTGTGCCGGTTAAGAACGGCCCGGAAATGGTTATTGCGCCGCAGATACTCCAGATAATGGAGCAGCGCGCGCAGCTGCATAACAACACAGGAAACTGAGCTATGACGATTATCGCGGTAGAAAAGGAATGTTTGATGCAGGAAATGGCAGCATGGCGCGTGCCGATGAATTATGTGCGCGCCTTCACTGCCAAAAGTACCCAGGAAGGCGGCCTGATTGGTCTTGAACCGTTTTTCTTCAACGACACGGAGCATCTGATCAGCCCTCGTCACTGGCTGGCCATTCAGGCTGCATTCTGGTGTTGCGCTTACCGTGAGGCAGAAGCGCGGGAAGCACAGATTGAGGCGCTTGCTGGCATAAGAGCCATATTCTATACGGCTGGGTCGCTGGGCGTCGGCGAAATATCCGCAATGATCCAGGCGTGGTGGCGTGCGGCTTATCCGGTTCACCTGGTGCCAGCCCCGAACCATTCAGCTGCTGTAACTCCTCCCGTTTTTCATTAATTAACCCGGTAATGCACAGGCCACACATGACGTGGCCGGGCATTCCTTTGCCTTGAGGAAACCCAAATGAAAATGATTCGTCAGGATTTAAACGCCACGACGCCAGCCGCTGACATGATGGCCATGCTGGCTAAAGCTACACAGGAAGGTAAGGCAATGGCCGCCGATCTGTGTTCTACCCGTCTGGATAAACTGGCGACCTATGCCGCCAATGAAGGTTTAAGCGCTGCTGAAATTGTGGAGCTTATCCGCGAAGAAGCTGCCGCAATTACGAGCCAGGGCGGTGCGGCATGGCAGTAAAGACACCGCTTAAATGGGTGGGCAGCAAAGTGCGCCTTATGCCGCAGCTGCGTGACCATTTGCCGGAAGGCAAACGCCTGGTTGAGCCGTTCGCGGGTTCGTGCGCCGTCATGATGAATACTGATTATGACGAATACCTGATCGCTGATTTGAACCCGGATTTAGTCAATCTTTATAAGGCGATGGCCTACCATACCGACGCGTTTCTAATGGAGCTTGAATCCCTGTTTTCTGCCGGGGCGTTAGGTGAACAGGAGAGCCGCGCGATTTTTTATTATGCCGTTCGGGACGCATTTAATTTGTCCGGAAAGGGGGGTGGAGCTGAAAGTGTTGTAGCCGCTGCCCGTTTCATGTACCTGAACCGCCACGGCTTTAACGGGCTTTGCCGTTACAATCGCCGTGGCCAGTTCAATGTTCCGTTCGGGAAGTACAAGA